ATTTAAATGACGTTTTACTTGCTCGGCTGCAAATAATGAGATTCGTGCGTAGTCAATCTCATTATTATTCTGAGCAAATATTAACACACCTTTGCTCATAAGTCGACTAAGTCCAATACTCTACGTTTAGATTTTATTTCACCGTACTTAGCCAAATATCCGTTTGTTGCTTCGTGATAGACTATCAGTATGTTATCTAAGAACAATTTTAAATCTACAACTTTTAACGGTATATTATTGTCATCAAGGATGACAGACTCAGTGTTTCCAAGGTCGTGAAGTGTTTTTACAAAATTAATTAGATCACGAGTGACGGTAAAACTCGAACCTTGGAAGTAAAATACAAGAGCTTGGTTATATTCTTCTAATGCAGTCTTTCTAAGATTGCTTAGAGTAGCCATATAATTGGCTGTTTGAAATGCTTTTTCTAATCGTTCGTCCACAGAGACCTCCAGAGCTATTACTATACAATATAGTAGTTAGCTTGTCAAGAGGTTTAGGGGGAGCCGTCCTGATTAGGTGCTAGCTGTTGGGGATAGTACTGAAACGTTTGACCCGGACGGGCGATATTGCCCAATTAATGTGTTTAACGTTGGCTGTACAGATTCGTCAAAGTTTGGATCGCCGGCATCATTATCTTGATACTGGATAGTGAAAATTACTTGTGTACTATCGCTACTCTTTCTAGCATACAAATAATATCTATTTTCTGCATAAGAACCCGAAGGTGCTGACTTCTGACCAATTAATTGATTTGTTGTTGTTAAATCGTTCCAGCCGATCGAAGATCCAGTAGCAGATGTACCAGAGTATGTTGTGTCATCAAACGCTAACATGAACTCGCCCATTTGTTGGAACATTGCATCCCATGTATTGTTTTTGCTTGTTCCGGTGGTAATGTTAGCACCTACTCTGAGTTTGCCGCCTGCGTTGAAGAAATAACGCAAGTTAGCAGCGGCTCCACTACCGCCCGTTGCTCCGGTAACAAAAACCACATGTTCAAGAGTTTGAGCTTGTGATGTGCCGCCCCATGATGATGTTTGCGGAACTGTTAATAATGATTCTGTTGAATACTGACCACCTACGTTATCAGTATCTATTGTAAGTTTATTAGTGTTGATCGTAGCGGCAAAAGTTGCAAACTGCGAACGCAGTACTTCTGTAATTGAAGCTCCACTTACAGGAATAACTAAATTGCGCCCGTCAGTTGCGGTACTACTGCCAACTGCTGACCCAATTTGGTGTTGGCGGGCTTTTACCATATCACTTCTAAGATTAAACCATTGAAGTGCGGATATAGTAGCGCCGACAACTACATCTGATGAGGACAAAGTTTGGCCATATCCTGTTGTTCCTGTGCCTAGTACCGAGTTTACAATTGCTCTAATGCTATTGTAATCTGTATTTTGAATTATTTGTCCGACGCCTGCTGTCATGTCTATTCCTTATAGCACCAATGCTTCTATAACTTTTACGCCTTCGTCATTGCTAGTTTCTAGTGCAACTGCAAAGACACCGCTTGCATGTGGAACTGCCATCATTGCACAACCGTCGTTAGTTGCAATTAGTTCGTCGCCTTTCTTAACACGGCCAATGACTTTTACAGGTACACGACCTTTTAGAGCAATATATGTGCCGCCTTCTAAATCTTTGTTCATCATAAATGCAGGGTTAGTAGATACTACACCAATAGCACGTTTGCCCCAAGAACTAGCTGTAACTTCTGCTTCTCCACCAATACAAACAACTGTACCAGCTTCGTAATCTTGATCTGCTAAGTATTTTTCTGCCAAGTCAGCAAATTGTTCGCTAGATGCAACACCTTGGAAAATGTTTGCGTAGATATCTCCGCTACTATTTCTTGCAGCTACGGTATTTTCAGTAGGTAGTGTAGTTGCGGCTTGATATTCATCAGCTTCTTCTACAAATAATTGCAGAGATTGCGCTGCATTACTTGCTGTACCCCAGAATCTATGGTCAGTAGTAGTTACGCCGCTTGTGTTAGTACCCGAAAGTGTTAGCCCTTTCTTAATAAGACTATAACCAACGATTGGATTTATTGAGCCTAATGTAAATTCATCTGACGACATTATATATACTGTAACATCGTCTACTACTGCTTCAATAATAGCGTGAAGGCCGCCTACGTTATCACGCACCGCTGTAGAACGCATCTGGGTCAACCCAGTAATACCTGCGGCAGTTTGTGGGCCAATTAGTACGAATTCGTCATGATCTGACCATACCCATAGTTGATCATTCTCTGTATCGAACCAGAAATCGCCAGTTGTTAATCCTGTAGGAGGTGTGTCGCCAATTTCAGAGCCGCCGTTGCTACGCCATTTAATACCATCGTAAAATTTTAGCTTACTAGTACCACTATCAAACCAAATTTGTCCAGTAACAGGGCGGGGCGGTTGGTTAGTTCCTGCAAAATTCTCAAGAATGTGCAAGAAATTTTCATTTTGTACTTCGCCGTACCCAGCATAATTCTTACCAATTAGTTTAATGTCGAATGTACTATTAATCGTACCGTCTTCGACTATCACTGGTGTTGCGCTACTATATCTATCAATACTATATGGCATTTAGTTCTACCCCTTACTTATTGTATTTAGTTCAAATCTTGCCAACCTGTTGGCGTATATGTTTGCACAGTATCTGTTGTAGTATTATAGATTAATTCTCCATAATTTTCAGAAGTTAATGTTCTAGCATCACGCAGTGTACTAGTATATTGCGGCAATTTAAATTGTGTAGTTGCCCTAAAACTTCCTGTTACATCTAATGTATAATCCGGAGCATCGTTAAAAACTCCAATCCTGTCTTGGAAACTCTTAATAGTAATAGCATCTTTCGTATTTGCAGGATTCTTTG